GCAACTACTGCTACACTTCCCATCAGGGTTGTTGATGTAGTTACAGATACTGCTACCGCGTCAGATACTTTTGTTGAATTTATTGTTAAGTTCAACTTTGGGGATCACCAATATTATAACGCTACTGGCGTATAGGAGTAATTTAATATGGCTATTTCTCGCGCCCAACTATTAAAGGAACTCCTACCCGGACTGAACGCTTTGTTTGGGATGGAGTACGCTAAATATGGGGAAGAGCATAAGGAGATTTTTGAATCAGAATCTTCTGACCGTTCTTTTGAAGAAGAAACCAAACTGTCCGGTTTCTCTGCTGCACCTGTTAAAAACGAAGGCTCTGCCATCGAGTATGACAATGCACAGGAAGCATGGACTGCTAGGTATAACCACGAAACAATAGCAATGGGTTTCAGTGTTACTGAAGAGGCTATCGAAGATAACCTTTATGACTCGCTATCGTCTCGTTATACCAAAGCATTGGCTCGCGCTATGGCATATACCAAACAAGTTAAAGGTGCTTCAATTTTGAACAACGCCTTTGCTGCTGGTACTACCTATGGTGATGGTCAGACTTTGTGTTCTACAGCTCACCCGTTAGTATCTGGAGGCACAAACTCTAACCGTCCTAGCACCGCTGCTGACCTTAACGAAACTTCTTTGGAAGCGGCTGTTATATCAATAGCAGGTTGGACTGATGAGCGTAGTCTCCTTATTGCTGCTCGGCCTAAGAAACTCATTATCCCACCCGCACTGCAATTCGTTGCAACACGGTTGTTGGAAACTGAGGGTCGGGTCGGTACAGCAGATAACGACATCAACGCAATGCGTAGCAACGGTTCAATACCGGAAGGTTACGCGGTAAATCATTATCTTACCGATACTGATGCGTGGTTCGTTATGACTGACGTACCTAATGGCTTGAAGCACTTTACTCGTACACCAATGTCTACATCTATGGATGCTGACTTTGATACGGGTAACAGTCGTTACAAAGCCAGAGAGCGATACTCGTTTGGGGTAAGTGATCCACTTGGAGTTTATGGATCGCCCGGAGCGTAATACGCAAATCGAAGATGGGGGTACTTGTTACCCCCTTTTTTTTGTTATAAGATCGGATTTGCCCTGACAGTCACGTAATGTGGCTGACACTAGCCAAGACAGGAGACAAACATGGCGAATACTACTTTTAACGGTCCCGTTCGTTCAGAGGGTGGTTTTGAACAAATCACCAAAACTGCCGGTACGGGAGCAATCACTACCAACTTAGATATTGACACTAGCGGTAATGTTACCACTACTGGATATGTATCGGCTTATGACAATGTTGTTTCGATTGAAGATGCTACCTATTCAGTAGAATCAACTCAATCCGGTGCCGTGTTCACACTAAACCGAGCAGCGGGTATTGTTGTAACATTACCTACCGCAGCCGCTGGACTACACTATACTTTTATAGTTGGTACAACATTTACTGGCGCGGGTCAGATCAATACAGACAACGCCAGCGATTTATTTTCTGGTTTTGCTCAAGTTTTTGATCCTGCAACTGCTGGCGACACTAACACTTTTATCCCTGACGCAAGCGATGACGATACAATTGATCTAGGCACTGCTGCCCAAGGTTGGCTTGTTGGTGGTATTATTCGTCTTAAAGCAACCACCGCTGCCGTTTGGCATTGTGAAGCATTCCTTCATGGTGATGGCACATTAGCTACACCGTTTGAATAAGGATTGTTTTATAGCAAGGAGTGATTTATGGGCTATTCAGATGTAAACGCGGTATTTATAACCGCCGATACACAAGCCTTGGATGCAGACGGTATATCAACTGCCGCCGCTGTAGGTGACGATGCTAATTTAACGATTGGTGGCGCACTTGCTTCTGGTGGTAGTTGTACCTTTGACTCTGGGCGTATCGTAACTATTTTATCCGCAGGTGATGATTCTGGAATTTCCTTTACGGTTACAGGAACAGATGTAAATGGGGATTCTCAAACTGAATCAATTACTGGTGCAAATGCAGGGACTGCTACTGGGTCAAAGTATTTTAAAACTGTCACTGCTATTGCAGCGGTAGGCGACCCAGCGGGTAATGTCTCAGCAGGAATTAATAATTCTGCCGCAGATGTTATTTTTGCGGGGAGGTCTAGGTTGAAAGGAGCCTATATCGTTAATTCCGGTACTGCTGGAACTGTTGATTTCTTAACGACCTCTCCTACTGGAACAAGCACCATGAAAGTAGGGACTGTGGCAAGTGCGACGGTTACACGGGATATCACTGTCCCAGAAGAAGGTATTTTGTTCACAAGCGGGGTCTATATACAGTATACGCAATCCACGTTTACTACCATGACCGCGTTCCACGCATAGGAGAATATAATGTCAAGCAGGTATTACAAGGGAGGCTCAAAGTCCCGAGTTGAAACTAGCGATAATCCTTTTTTCGAAGAAGACGAAGAAGAGACAAAGCCAAAGAGGAAGAACGGAAAGTCGAAGGAAACTACTTCTTCTAAACCTAAAACTAGAAGGCTTGTACCTAAGAAATACACAACTGAGGGGGTTAATCCTAAAAGTTTACCCGCTGGTTCCGGGCCACCTTCTTTAGCTGAGTTAAACAGAAAAACTTCTTCCGAAAAAGCTACAGTAAAACCCCTTAAGGTATTAAGTGACGCATACAACCGTACACCTCCGGGTATGGCTTCAAAGCTTGGACGAGCAACCGCACAAAAAATAAGTGGGGCACTGAATAAGCCAAAAACTACTTCTTCTAATCCAAGGACTAACAGGGCAAGGTCAACAGCCAAAACTACTTCTTCTCGTGGGACAATGGCGAGAAGCCTAAAGCCGGGAACTGACCCTCAGAAAGTAATAAAAAGAGGGCAAGAAAAGATGATAGGTGGTAAAACAGCCCCTGCAAGGTTAGGAACTACTTCTCAGATGAAGAAAGACCAAGATATGATTTCTGGGATTGGTGCGCGAGCGGCTAAGGGAAAAACACCTGCTAAGAAAAAAACAGATTTAGGGATTATGGGTATGGGTTTAGGCCCAAAAACTAATAGGCAGCGTGTAGAAGATGCGGTTAGCCAAGGCGTTAAAATGCCTAATACAGGTTCTAAAAAGATAACTAAAACGGGGCCAAAAACTAATACAGACAATACGGTTAGTTATTCTGAAGCTACGAGACCTAAGAAAAAAGCACCCGTTAAGAAAGGTCGAGCAGCTACAAAACCTTTTTTGCCAGCTATCGGCGGCGCTCCTGATTATTCTGAGTTGACAAGACCTAAGAAAAAAGCACCCGTTAAGAAAGGTCGAGCAGCTACAAAAACTGTAGACAACAAGGTTAACTATTCTGAAGCTACGAGACCTAAAGGCTCTAAAGATTTGATAGGGGATAATAAGGTCGATTATTCTGAAGCTACGAAACCGGTTAAAAAGACTACTAAAAGCAAAACCGCTAAGAGTAAACCCGCTGCAAAGGAAAAATCTTTCCGAGAGCGTAGAGCTGAAAGGCTGAAGAAGCGCCTTGCTTCTGAGTCTGTAGGTGAAAGCAGGAAGAAAAGAATAAAAAGAAGGCTATCGCGGGTAGAAGGCCGAATAGAAAAAGCGAAAGATAAAAAGGAAGAGAAAGCTCGAAAGCCTAAGAAGATGATGGGCGGTGGTGAGTATAAGAAATACGCTGAAGGCAAGCTACATAGAACGTCCACGAAGCCTAAATTAAAAGGCATAGGGATCACCCAAAAAGGTGTACGCCCCTGTAAGATGAGATAGGAAAAGGTATGCCTGTTCAAGCTGGTGAAGGAGCTAAAGCTGGTGAAGGAGTTGCTGGTGAAGGAATTACAGTCCCACCAATAAGCGACGAAGAAAAAGCTTTTCTTGTTGAAAGAACTATGGAGCTTATAAAGGGGGGTATGAACCCTAATTTAGCAAGGCGGCAAGCTAAAAAAGAAATGAACAAGAAGTTTGGTTATAGCCCCTCTTCAGAAGGCGATACTGAAGGGTTTAAAAAAGGTGGTAAGAAAGGTAAAAGTAAACCAAAAGTTCGTGGTGCAGGTATTGAACGTAAAGGTCTAAGACCTGCTAAAATGAGATAGGAGATTTGTATGGATAAATTTGAAGTCTATCAAAACGGTAATTTCGTAAATGGCAGACCTGTATTCCAGATTGGTGTTAAGCAGGAAAATGGGTCTTACGCTATTGTAGATGCTGACCTAATGAGCGAAGAAGAGGCAAAAGCTCGATTAAAAGAGCTACAGCCCGCTAAGAAAACCGCTGCCAAAAAAGAACCAGCTAAGAAAGAACCGGCTAAGAAAGCAGCTAAGAAGAAGTAGATGGCGACATCCGGCACTACTGCTTTTAATCCTGATTTTGCCGAGATTGCTGAAGAAGCGTGGGAACGCGCTGGGCGTGAAATGCGTTCAGGCTATGACTTACGAACCGCTCGTAGGTCTATGAATTTATTGACTATTGAATGGCAGAATAGAGGAATAAATTTATGGACAATAGACGAAGGATCGGTCACTTTAACTGAAGGTACATCTGAGTATGATTTACCTGCTGACACGGTTGATTTGTTAGAACAGACTATCCGTACAGATTCAGGTAATGCTACTACCCAACAGGATCTTACAATAAGTCGTATCAGCGTCAGTACTTACTCGTCTATTCCTAATAAGTTATCAGAAGGAAGGCCAATACAGGTTTATGTAGAGCGCCTACGCACTACCCCTAAAATCAATGTTTGGCCTGTACCAGATAAAAGTGGGTATATTTTTTACTATTGGCGTATGCGCCGCATAGAAGACGCAGGTAATGGGGTAGAGACTGCGGATATGAATTTTAGGTTTTTACCCGCATTAATGGCGGGGTTGGCCTATTATATTGCCCAAAAAGACCCTGAATTAATGCCCCGTGTGCCCATGTTGAAAGAGATATACGATGAGCAATTTGGTCTGGCCGCAGGAGAAGATAGAGAAAAAACTTCTGCTCGTTTTGTTCCCCGTATCGGGTATGTATAGGCATGGCGAATCGTTTTGCATCAGCCCGAAAAGCATTAGGGATTTGCGATGTTTGTGGATTTCAGTATAAGTTACGAGAACTTAAAGATTTAACTGAGAAGGGTAGAAATACACATATAAAAGCGTGTCCTGAATGTTGGAACCCCGATCAGCCGCAGCTAAAATTAGGGGAGTTTCCTGTTAATGACCCCCAAGCTATACGAGACCCGCGTTCAGATAGTGCAGAATTAACAGAAAGTAGAGATACTCAGTGGGGATGGAACCCAGTGGGTGTAGGAAGAGACCCGTACGATTTAACGCCTAACGACTTAGTTGGGACGGGAGAAGTAGGAACAGTAACCATAGTAACTTCATAGGAGCGTAAAATGGACGTATTTGATATGAAAGAGGTTAAAGTGCATAAAGATAAGGGTGTGTATCCTTGTAAAGATGCCCCCAAACCTGATATGAGTGGGATTAAGACTTCTGGGATTAAGATGCGCGGTGCAGGTGCTGCGACTAAAGGCACGATGGTACG